AGGAATGGAAGCATTAATTTTATGATCAGCTGTTTCTTGAACGGTGTATTGAGCAAATGTCGTTGCGGTTGTTGAAAAATATTCACTTCCTTCTATTACATTATTAAATAATTTCATTACATAAGAAGCACTTAAAGGATATCCTATTGTAGCACTTCCTGTTATAAAATAGGAGGAACTCAAATTATGAGCATTAGTAGTAAATGAACTTAATTCTCCTTGGTTTTCAAAAAATAAATCAGGATCATTACTACATGTAGCAAAATATAATACAGGATAATAAGAATATCCACTATCAAATATTAGCTTTTTTCCATCTGTTGCTTTTTGATTACTAAATTTTTTATTATCAAATAATGCTACAGAACCTGTATCTCCCATTATAAATGTTCTTTGAATATCCCACCAATTTTTATTTAGTTGGTTTAATTCAGTCAAATTACCAAATTCATCAACAAGATATTTTAATCTAGTAGTATTTCTTTTTGGTAAAAATGAACTACTTTCAATTTGAGTAAATAATCCTATTTTACGAACATTATGATCAATTGCTGCTGTTTTACCATAAGAACTATCTCCATCAGTATATGTGTTATATAATAAACTACTTACTTTACATCCTTCATATCTTGATGTGTTATATGATCTTAATGATAAATATGAATCTTGTAATTCAGCAGGATAATATACTTGCTCGTAAGTATAAATTATATATTCTGCTTCTTTAGAGGCAGACACTAATATTCTTGGTATACCCTGTATATCACTAAATCTATATCTAGATATAGCATTTTGAGAAACATTATTTAATAATACGTTCCAATCTGAATGTAGGAAAGTATTGTAATTAATTTGTTCATTAGCTGGATGCCAGGCATTATATGATGCTGTATTTCCTAAAAGGTATGGGTTATTATTATCTTCAAAATATTGATTTATATCAACAACGCTACCTGTTATATTACCATCATACCATGCTGACTTGTTTCCTTCTAAAGCATTATAAAAAGTACCATATATAGGAGATATAGTTGAAGAAGGATATTCTGCTGTTGGTATACTTTGTGTAGTAGCACTTGGTATACTATAGGGAGTTTTATTACGCTCTAATACCGGTGAATTTACTGTGACACCGGTTGATAAACTTGCTCTTTCAGGAACAAAATCAACAAGCATTTTAAATAAAGCATTATCAAAATATTCTACTAAACGAATAAACCCATTATAATCTAATAATGATGCTGTAAAGGGAGCATATCCTGAAACGCCTGTTTCAAAATATAATTTACGTTGAGCATTTAAATCAGGATAAGTAGTAGAATATAATTGACTAGGATCACCTATATAATCATCTAAACTCCAAGTTGGATTATTAGAAGATATGGCTCCTGAGGCATATGTATCTATTTGATTTTGTGGTGAGAATGATATGTCAATATAATGCATATCATTTTCTCTAAATTCATTTGATGCTGTAGGGAATGTTTGTAAGCTTATTATAGAAGATAAAACGCTTTCTGTTACAGCATTATTTACAATTCTTACCTTATCATTATTGTATCCTTGAATTAGACTTGATTTTAATCCACCTCCATATTCTTTAACATTTAATATACTAGCTGTAGATGCACTGCCTGTTGGAGTATAAAATGAACTACTGCCTATTGTATAGTATGTTTGGTTTGGTATACCAAAAATAGTCATTAATGTGTCTAGACCAGCAACAGTACCTTTTTGTTTTAATAATAAAGGTAAATTATGATAGATACGTTTATATAGCTCAGATAATAAATCTTTACGAGGTATATTATTTAAGTAACTACCTGTTATAGTAGTATTATTATCCCAAGTTGAGCTACCTGTATTCGCTCCTATTAGATATTGATCAACGTTTTCTCCAGCTTGACTATTATATAATTTAAGACCTAATGATTGTAATTGGTAATATACTAAATCTTTAGATATACCTGCTTCTAAATTATTATTAGCAACATTTAAATCAGTAATAGATTTTAAATAAATCCATATGTTATCAAAATAATGTCCAACCATATTTAAGAAAGTCAAAAATGGTTGATTATTATTATCATCTACTAAATAATTAGGGATAGCATATACTAAATTATTTGGATTATTTCTATCATAATTTAAAAGTAATGGAGTTGTATTTTCTATCCAATTAAAAACCAAACCATCACCATAAGATAATAATTCAAATGGTTTTGATGATCCTATTTTAGGCCAGGCATATGAGCTCGATTCAAAATATAAATAATTTTCATATCCATCAAACTGACTTATTGTTTCATTTATGCTTGATGAAAATTGATTAATTTCTGTTATTAAATTAGGGGATGATCCTGTTAATAAAGAATAAGAAAATATTAGAGTTTGATAATCTTCAATTTGTTTTACTTTATTATAAAAATTATCGAAACGTTGTTTAGCAGAACCAAAAAATACAAAATTATTATAATCAGTATAATCAATATTAATATCAGCACTTTGAGACGCTATTAATCCTAATATTCTTTGATAAGAAGAATTCTGTAGGGTTTGTAATCCAGATATTAAACTTTGGTAATCAGTGTATGATGTTCCTACAGTTCCAACATTAGGAAGTTCTATATCAAAATTAGGTCCTCTTAAATAGGTTGGTGGTTCTGGTTCTAATAATCTATCTAAATTAATTTCAAATTCATATGGATTAATTTTCTCTTCAACAACCCATAACTGCGATTTATTCTGTACAGAATCAGGTAAAGGGAGATATAATTTAAATAGAATTTCATACCCGTCCGGGTTTTTATTTAATGCTACGTTAACAGCAACATATTGTTCATTATTACCAAAATTTAATAAATAATCAACATAATAATCTGTATTATTAATTTTATCAATTAAAGATAAAGCTAACTTTTCAATTTCCTCATTTCCTATAGTTAATGAAGCTATTCTTAATTCTGTTCTATCTTGTGATATTTCTTTAATAAATAAAGCAGAATCAAAAACATTAGATATTTTATTTGTAAAAAAATTATATCTTACTTTAAATTCACCAGAAGAATATCCTAAATTTTGTATATCTTTTACTGGATCTATTTCTATTATAGGGTATAGAGATCCTGTATTGGAGTCTAATGTTGAAATTATTCCTATATTAGAGGTTTGAATATTACCTGTTGTATTATCAGTATCATTAGGAGATGGTGGGGGAGTTAAATTAGAAGAAGAAGGTAATTTATAATTAATATAATTATATTCAACATTTAACAAATTTCCTCTTACGTCATATATGTAATACTCAATGTAATCTTCTTCTCCACCAAAATTTTCTTGCAATTCTCTAGCAAGCAGTAAAGCTTTATCTTCTTCAGTATAACGTGAAACTGTATTAGTATTTAATATATCTCCTACTATTTTTATATTATAAGCCATGTAAATATTATGATTGAGTTACTTTACTTAATTCATTTAAAGTTGTTTGAGTATCTAATAGCTGTTGTCTTAAATTAGTGATTTCATCTAATAATGCTTGAATATCATCTTGGTTTATTATTACTCCTAAATAATCAGCTTCTTTTTCTAGAATATATCTATGTGAATTTGTATCTCCTTCCTTAGGAATTTGATAAAATAATTGTTCATATAATTCAAAAAAATCATCAATAGTGAAAACAGGTGTTTCTGCTTCATCACTATCTGTTAAAAATTGACTAAATCTAGTATTTATAACCCTACTAAATAGACTTTTGTCAAATACTTCTTTTTCTACTGGTATTTGGGACATTATCTTATAACTTTAAAGTAATAATTATCATCTAGTACTAAGGTTGTATTATCAATAGTAGTTTTGATTAATATTTGATAGTAACGCTCTGGTTCTAATCCGTTCATATATACATCAAAATACATACCTGTTGAATCACAACTAACTTTAGTATATGTTGTGTCGTAATCTACGACAATTTCTTCGGTATCCAAATCTTTTATTGAATAATATGAAGCAGTTGGTAAAGCTTTATTATTAAGATAAACTGATGTAGCCTGAAATGCTCTAGCAGGATATTGATCTCTTACATTTATCCTAAAGCGTTGTATTGCGTCTTGTTGGTATTCCGATTGATTATTAGCTAATGTAGCTACTATACTAGGAGATGTTACAACAGATAATGAACCTGTATTATATGACCAATCATTCCATTTTATTTCTAAACATGGAGGATATATAGTATGAGTCTCAGATGAGAAATATTTAGTTTCAAATTTAGAAGCTGTAGTAAATTCTAATGAACTACTGTGTTTTAAAATGAAACCATAATTAGGTATTATACTTCCGGACCAAGCTACTACGGTATTAGTTACATTTAATGATATATCAAATGATGTAATATGATTAAAAGATTGAGTAGCGGTATAAGTTGAACCAGTATACCATAATCCTCCACCTACATTACTACCCGATTGATATGAGCCCGTTGTTCCAGTAGGAAATGTAGTAAACCATACACTACCACTTAGTTGGTCTGTGTATTGCCAGCTAGCTCCATCTGTTGTTGTAGGTGAATTAGAAAATCTACCATTTCCTACATTCCAATCATCCGCTAATGGATGACAAAATATAGTATAATCTAAAGGTACTTGAGAAGCATTAGCTAATGATAGACGTAAAGAAGCACTATATGAAGCTCCATTTACTTTATTATTAATAATGTCTAATATTTCAGATTGTGGAAATTTAATAATAGGGCGTGCTACTTCATTAGTACCTACTATAGATTCAAAAGTACTAAGTTCCAATATTTCATCTAACCCAGTATTAGTAGTTGGGTAGTATGAATAGAGCGTCGCGGATTTTTCCGGAAATATTTTATAAATTGCCATAATTACATGATTACTACATATAAATATGGTAAATCACAACCTTTAAATTACAAATGGTACTACTCTACCTTGTATATCTGTGTCAGGATATCTTACTTCAAATATACTAGGGTCTAATGAAGGATAAATAGTACCTTGTCTTGTTGCACCTGGTATGTCATATGCATATTGAGAATATGTTAGTCCTGTAGAGTCTTGCTTATTTATTATTTCTATTTTAGTTACAGATTGGACTCCATCTACTAATAATAATGTTGATAATATATCTGGTGTTATTATAGGTTGATTTATGGACCAATTATTTATATTGAAGAAATTTTTAAGACTTATTATGCAATTAGTTATAACATCATTATTATTAAATCCACTTTTAACATTAATGTCGAAATTAATACCTATATTAATATAAAACGCATCTTTAATATTGATAGCATCTGTAACCATTCTATATTGGTTAATATAAGATACTAAGTTCTGTTTTAAAGTCGAAGTAGCAGTGATTAATTTTTTATTAGAATCAAATGCTAAAATATACATATCTAAAGATAATGGATTGTTTTCTTCTGTATAAGAAACAGTTGGTGTTGGGAGCGATGTTTTTACTACATCTTGTGTAACATATACTTTAGCTATACTACCATATTCGGTAGGCATTGATAATGCTCTAACCATATAATCCTCTCTAGTTACAGCACGTAATTGAGATTGATATGCATATAAAGCATTATTGCGGAGTTCTTCTACTTCATCTCCTCCTCTTCCACCAGCTGCTGGGAGAGGATTAGCACAGGCTATACTAGCTTTTATATCATTTGCTAAATTTCCTGAAATTCCACTAGGGAAATATGCTGTTGTTGCATTTATTTTAACAATATTATTAGCAGGGACATTTGATAAAATACCTCCTCCTACTAAATATCTTACAGTTATATCATTACTTGGAGCTAAACCATATTCTTGAGTAAAAAATGGTGTAGCTTTATTGTAATTATTTAATATGGTAGAAATACCGGGTACTAATCCTAATTGAATATTATCAGGATTAGGTAATATAACATCGTCTGATGAATTTGATAAACCTGCTCCAAATTCTAATTGTAAGGTATTATCTGATAAAAATCTAGATACATAGCGACGAGGAACTCTTTTATAATTAATTAAATAAGGAACCCCATCAGAAGAAGCATTAGGGTTAGTAATATTATCTATTATAGATGATTGAGCTAAATAAGGTACTTCATACCATTTATTTCCTTCTGTATCAGTAGCATCTAATATTTGTAATATATTTGCATCAATTATATTAGATATTTGAAATTTTTGAGCAGATGAAAAACTTAATATTGTTGATTTAATTTCAGCTGATATTGCTTTTACTTGTTTTTTAAGTAAAAAATAAGATGAATTATAAAAACTAATATCAAGACCAACAAGATCAGAAAAATCTACTTTTTCTGTAGTAATAAAATTAATATTATTAGAAGTGGATGTTAATGAAATATTTTCAGGAATAACTAAAGCATAATTATAATCAGGATTAGAAATACCAGCTATTGTTTTAGAAGGTATTAATTGATATATATCAACCATAACACTAGAGGCATATGATATTTTAGGTCTATATCCTAATGTATATGATAGGGCATATAAATTTTCTTTTTCCTTAGCATATAATAAAAAGGTTTCTTGAATTTGAGTATCAGTATAAAAGGAAGCAACATCCCCAACATATGATGCTAAATCAATAAATAATGCTCCTGGATTAGCATCTGAGAAATCATTATAAGTGTTAGGAAAATAGGTTTTAGTATAGTTTATAAGACTATTTTTAAAATCACTAAATGTTCTATTTAAGTATGATACTTTATTATTTGCCATATTATATAAATTCTAATGTTATTTGATCTTGATTTCCTGAGAGTTTTATAGAGTATGATATACTAATTGTTATTAAATTTTCATCAGGATTTGCTGCTACATCTATCAATGTTAATTGAACTTCAGGAATATAACTTTCTACTGCCTCAGTAATTATATTTTGGATAGATGTTCGAGTATCTCTATCCTCAGATGCTGCTTCAAATACTACTTTTTTTAAATCTGAACCAAATTCAGGATTAAATACCCTTTCACCTTTACTAGTAAGTAATAAATTAATTAAGTTATATTTGATTTGTTCTTGAGTACTATAGGTACTATTAAAAGGACCAAAATTTCCATCAAAAGGCAAAGAAATCCCAATTGCAATATTCTTCTGTAGATCTAATGGGTTAATACGTGTTATTTGAGTAGGCATATTAGTCTAATTGTCTTAATCCTGATCTATCCATTGGTGACATATTTGCTGCTGCATCATTAATAAATGCTAAATATGGGTTTACTTTTTCACCTGTTGATTCATCAACAGCATCGATAACTTTTAAATCATTACGTTGTGGTTGAAAACCAAATTCAGCTCCCATTTTAGCCATTAATGAACTACGCACATCCCCAGGTAATGGAGCTACATCGGCACTAGTAAAATCAAATGATTTGTTTTCACGTAGTGGTTGTTTGTTTTGTTTAGCTAAAACTTCGTTTAGTATTTCAGGCAATTCTTCATAAATAGCCTCAGTTACCGCTTCTTTAATTAATTTTTTGAATAATTTTACGTTCATATAAATAAATATTTAATTTATTAAAATTATATATAGTTTCTATCTAGTATTGCTTTTGCATTTCGTCTTTCATATAAAGGTTTATCTATATCATTATGTAATCTAGTATAGAATTGTTTTTGTTCTGGTGTTAGTGGTGGCCTAGTTGTTAATACTACTTGAGTAGCTGTGGATGTAATTTGTTGTTGTAAAATTTGTTGTTGTTGTTGAGATTGAATTGCTTGATTTTGTTGAGTCGTATTAATTAATGATGAAATCCCATTTGCTGTGTCTCCGTTTAGGGCTTGTTGTATATCAGAAGAATAATCACCTTCCTCCCCACTTACATTAACATTAGAAGAATTTTTAAGTTCTAATTTATCAATTGCTAATTTTAATTGTTCTATCAAATCATCAGGATCTAATGTAAATGAATAATCACTCTTTAATACAGCTACATCACTAGAGTCAATAGCTTCAGCATAATGACGTTTATAACCTCTAACAACAAATTTAGGATTATTCTCTTCACGTATAGCAAATTTAAATCCTTTATACTCTACTGAAGGTACTATTCCTAATGTTATTCCTCCTTCAGTTGAATTTGTGTTAAGTAATAATTCAGAAGTTCCTAATACACCACTAATAGATGCTACTTCTAATTTACTATTAATTTCCAACAATTGTGATTTAAGATCTTCTAAAATAGCAATAGCTTTTTGTAAAACCCCTAATACTACAGGTATTAATGAACTTAGCATTAAAAGTATACGATTTGCTTTATCTAATATTTTTACAAATTTCATTATTAAATTAATAGGAACACCAATACCTGGAGGTACGGCTGTAGGAATAGGAATAGATGAAATTATAGTTACAATAAGACTAAAAATATTAATGTATACTGATATTTTATTTATAGTTTCTGCTACTTTTTGTATTTTAGCTTGGTTACTATTTATAATCTTAATAGCATTATCCCTAGCTAGTTTAGCATTAGATAACTTTAATGGGTCTCCTGATTGATTTGCATCAGTTATTATAGCGTTAGTATCATTTATTAGTTTTTGGATTCTATCGTTTTGTGCTACAATATCGGCTATTTTATTAGTTATAAGAAGAGTTAAAATAGGACCGAGAGTTTTTTTAGTATTTTTCAATACAGCTCTTATCTTTTCTTTTCTAGCTTTATTTTTTTCTGATTGAGTTCTACTTTTACGTTTAGCTCTTGCTTCTTTACGTTTTTTAATTTTATCTTTTATATCTTTAAAAGGATCTTTAAGATATTTATCTAAATCTTCTTGATTTTTATTTTTTCTATCCTGCAGTACATTTTTTTCAGTCTGATAATTTTCATTTTCAACAATAACTGCTTTTTTATATTCTTCATTATCTAATTCAGGTGGAATATCTTGTACTACTCCATTAACATATTGTTTTTTAGGAGTATTTCTTAATTCTAATTTTGCTAAAGTTAATTGATGATTAACATCTAGTTCTATTCCTTTCTGAATTAATTCTGCTTTTTCTCTAAGTAGTCTAGCTAATGTTGTTTCTGTAGCAGCTTGGATTATTTTTTGTTTAGCTTGATCTTTTAATTGATCTCCAAAAGCTTTAGGGTTTTCTTTAAGAGACTGTAAAGTGGCTAAATTACTTGGTGTTATTAAAGAGGCTACATTAAATCCTGAAGGAGGAGTTGTGGGTGGTTGATTAGGATTAGCTGATGTATAAACAGAAATATTAGGATTAGTCTGAACTGATCCTGTATTTTGATTGTTTATTGGTGGAATTATTATTGGAGGATTTGTAGACATTATACGGTATATACTTTTTCAGACGTTATAGTTGATAATCTATCAAGTAAATTAGAAACATCATTTAATAATTGTTCACCTCCTAAATTACAATTAGGTATAGCTACTGCTCCTTCGGGTGTGGGTACAGTTGATGCTGATAGAAATCCGGCTAATGTTGTTAAGGCATTAAGCATCTCTAATAATAAATCATGAGTTTTTCCACCTAATAGAACAGGTTCAGAAGGAAGTGTTCCATTTTTATCTGTTCCTAATAAAATTTTAGCATTAGTATTTTTATTATCTATATTAAGATGTATTATTTCACCAGCATTTAGATTAATAATATTATCTGTGCTTAATTCTATATTTGATTTGGAAAATATTAATACTTCATCTTTTTTAGAATTAAGAGTAATTCTATCACTATTTAATATGATTTGAGGAGAAAAATAATTTCTAGGTTCGATAGAAGCATTAAATGGATTTTTTATAAGAGCACCAGGAATTAAAGGAAGTTTTTGAGTAGAAGTCATGTACATAGATGACTTTTCTTTATTTATTTCTTCTACATTAGGTACATTTGATTGAGGATCAGAAGTTACATATCCGTTAACTAATATAATTATAGGATCACCATCATTTCCTATACTACTCCACTCATTTTCTGTTGAGAAACGTTTAACTGTGCTACCAAATCGAATTCCATTTCCTTTTCTACCTTGTACTATAAGATCTCCCTCAAACGAAATTAAATTTCTTATATCAACACTTTCAACAAATGTTTTCCCTAAAAACTCTCCAAAAGGAGAATTTTGTTGAATGTTATTCCATACATTTAAAGTATTAATATAATATTTCTGGAATGCTTGGTTAGATACTTGACTAACAGGAGATGGTCCATCTATTAAATAAACTAATTCTCCTACTAAGGGATATTTTTTAAAGTTAGAATCTAAAGGAACAGCAATTTGACAATCCTCTAATCTAACATTTTCATAATATTTAGATTGATCGTATGGTAAATAAAAAACAGTACCTATCCCATCCCATCCTCTATTAGATTCGAATAGAGCTTTTGTAGGAGTATTTAAAGTAGTTATAACACCAAAAACTTTACCCATTTGGGGTCTAGCACTACCTCCACCACCACCTCCACCACTAGTAGAAGATACTATACTACTTAGGTTAGTTTTTATTTTCATTTATTCTCTATTTGGTGTTGTATAGTTTCTGTTTTATCTAATAATTTTTGTCCTTCAACCTGTACAGCACGTTGTTCTTCTAATAATTGTTGTATCTCTGATGGATCAAAAAATGCTTCTGTATTATTAGAGGCACTAGCAGTTGATGCTCGTTGTGCAATACCTGCCATTTTAATTAATTGTTCGTTATTTTTTACATTAACATCAATTAAATCTTTAACAGTAGGCATAAGCATTACTGCTGAACCAGCGTTAGATGATGCAAGTGGTTTAAGAGCATCAATCAATTCATTAATTTGTTTGTCAGTATCCTTATTATTTCTATGAATTTGTTTGAATATATCGGATAGTGACGTGTTACCGAATAGGGTAACGTCATCAAAATTAGCCATAGCTTGCGTTTACCAATAAATATGTATACTTAAATCTTTATATACCCGTGTTTATAATATTCATTATATAGACGTGTACGTAATGTGTCTAATTTTTTAGTAATCTTAGTAATGTGAGGAGTAGAAGTATCTGTAATTTCGCGAATGTATATGTATAACGCTTTTTTATTAAATATTTCTAATGTTTCACGTTTACGAAATAATTCCATTATAGCATCTGCTGTACGAGCATCATGTTGTTTTGGAAATAATGTAAATAAATGCTTATCTATATACCTAATATAATGATCAATAAAATTATCTGAGTTTGATTGTTCTTCCTGAGACTTAATAGTGTCATGAAGGAAAGTTTTATCTTCATCCAATTCCTCAACATCAGCATGTTCCTGGAGTTTCTTGTAATTATTGTTATTATAAACGATTAGATAACGTTTAGCGATAGTACCAAAATAAGAATATGCTTTACCTTTAGACTGATCGTATAAATGAAGTTTCTCGAGTAGGAATGTTACAACCTCATGTTTTAATTCCTCAATCGTATCAGTATCAGTATAATAAAACTTAAAGGTATGTATTATATTTTCTGCAAGCTTATAAAACGCATATTCTATACGATCGCTATAAAGGCGATTACGAAAATCCTGATCATTAGAAGCTAGATATTCAATAATTGCTTCTTCAGTATCAGTAGTAAAATATATGCGGGGTTCTTTGGGTTTGCGTTTACGCGGTTGACCTCGTTTATTAAGAGCAATTGCTTGGGGTTCTAGAAATATGTCTAGATTATCTTCTTCGTAGTAAGTTGTCATTGTGATATTTTATGTTCACAATAATATAATAACAAGAAATATCGGAACCAAACTAGTTTTTGCGAGCGTTAAAACTATTTAGTACTTCTTGTATTTCTTTTAAATTTCTAAAGAAAGTACCAACTTCATCATCGGATTCAAATGCTCCACGAGTATCTAAATCTTGAATTGTATTAGCGGAATCTTGAATTATAATACTAATAGCATCAATATAATTCTGTTGCTCAGAAACTATACGTTCTAGCTTATTATTTTTCTTGATTAATATATATCCTCCTAATATAGCTAGTTCAATGATATGAACTAAAACTACCCATAAAACTATTTGCATAAATTATTATTGTGGTCTAAATTGTTGTGCGAAATCATCTGCTTCGATAGAAACCATTTCGCGAGTAGATTCAATTTGCTCTTTCAACATTGATAGAGTATCTAGAATCTCGTCTTTATTTATATTTCTATTTACTTGAACAGTTATACGATTAACCAAAGCATCTGTTTGGTTTAATTTATCCAATACGTTGTTTTTATATTTCATAATATATATTTACATATAAATATACGAACCTCCCCGTTCCCTTATTTCCTTTCATTCTTTCCTTTTCCCCCTCAAACCTTTCAAACCGCGCGTAGGTTGAAGTTACGAAAGATTCTTTATATTTCCAAAAAAAAAGAGTAACTTTTCAGTTACCCTTTATATATTGTATTTTGAATGGAAATTACATTCCTCCGCTAAAAATATCAATTAGTTCTGCTTCTTCACTATCAGCTTCTGCCATAGAAGAAACACCACCTTTTGCCTTTTTCATAGCACTTCTTACTTTAGAAATAAGAGCACCAATACCACCTGTAAGAGCAAGGCTACCTACTGTAGCAATACCAACAGCATTAGAACCGATTTGATAAGCAGTTTCTCCTAAAGCCTGAGCAATAGTAGGATAATTTTGTATTACCCACTCACCAAATTCAATTGTAGCTTCTTGACCGGTTAAATATTCTTTCATTGGTTTTTTAGGAGCTTTCTTTTCTCCTTTCATTTTAGCCATTTCTTCACGAATAATCTCCGCTAATTGACTTTTTGTAATTTTTTTCTTTTCCATTTCTTTAATTGTATTTATTTTTTCTGATTGTTTTAAAATTGTTTTCACAATATTATCTGTTATAGGATTGTCTGTTGTGAATTCAAAATATCCTTTAAGTTTATTATCTACTACATTGTAGCTATCTACTTCTACTCCTAATTTATCTAAACGATTTATAAAAGCAGCCTTATCTTCAAGTTTTATTTTGTAATCATTCATGACTACTAATAAATATACGTAAAATATAAAAAACACACCAGATTTCTACTACTTTCCCATCCAATTTTCTTCTACATATATACGACCCTCAAAATCACTTTTAATATTTTCAACAATAGCAGCATTCAAAGCAACCAATCCAATAAAAGTAAACAAATCGAAACTATGGGTATAAAGAATAGCAGCAATTTGACAAATAGAAGTAACAACATACGTTCCAGCAATCAACAGATTACGTTTAAATTTCAAACTTTTCATAATTTTCGGTTTTAAATGTTTATTTAATCATTTCTTACACCGTGAATGTACGAGCAGAGTTTTGCCCTCCACGTAAATAAATACGTGAGGGATTAATAATTAATTGCCACTATGGTCCCACATCGCACTAGAATACTTATATCCCAGCTCTTCAATCACCTTTTGCGCAGTATGCGAATCAACAGCAAACATTTCACGATGTTTATTGACACGATATGCAGAAAAATATTGGTGAATCTCTTCCTCCAACAGATCAGAGCGATAACATTGGAACGAATACAC